ATCATTAACCAATTCTGTGCTTGTTGTTGATCTATTCCACCTAAAAAGTTAGTTGCATGATAAAGAGATCCATACAGATATACTGCAGGATGATTTGCGAGCATCCAATTGGATGTGTTAGATGCACTAAGAGCTGATATAGCTTTATAATATGATAGATAACCAGTATAGCTAGTATCAGGGGAAGGACCAAATCTGAAAGTTTCTGTTTCATCATCACTTTCTATTGTGTAAGACCTAGGTCTACCACTTCTAGAACCTCCTCTAATTTCAAACATATTATGTGGTGTAATATACTCCAAAGGATATTTATTAGACGATAGTAAAATATAAAATGATCTTACACTTATAAATCCTGTTGGTACTGATTCTGTTTCTGAATCAATAGTTATGGTATCTATTTGTTCCATAGCTCTGATTCTTAATTTTGCATTAAAATCTGCTTCTGTAAGTTTAATAAAATCGTCAGCAATTTCGTTAGTTAAATCTGTTCTATTTAACCAATTGGCTATTCCTGTTTTTAATTCTGCGTATGTTGATAATGCCATTACAATGATCCTTCTGATGTTCTAAAATATCTAAACTCACTACTATTTAATTTAGTTTTCATTATTTTTTTTTGAATTTCTTTAGGTAATCCCCACCAATTATTAGTTCCATTATATTCTTTAGTCCATATCTGTAGAATAATAGGTGGTATACTAGCAACCCTTCTCATCTCTCTAGATTTTGTATATCCATCATTTAATGTATAAAGTTTTTTATTTCTTTCCATTAAAGGATTGAGATTTTGCTGATTGTTTACAGTTAGCTTACCATCAGACTCTTGTATATACTTAGTCTTGGTAGCATCAGCATTCCATTCGGTTGCTCTTACTCTAGCCATTATTCAGTTAATTCAGTAGCGTATAGTTCTCCATCAGAACCACCTATTCTTAATACTGCAATCTTTTCTCCAGCTGAAACTTTAATAACTTCAACTTCGCCTGCAGGTAAGTAAGTAGTACTTGTAGTTGCTGTTGGTGATACTGCTATATGTATATGACAAGCAATAGTACCTACAACTCTTATGTATTCTATGTTAGCTGAAAAAGCTGAACTAGCAGAAGATGAACTTCCAGAAGTTAGCTTATGTACAGTTCCATGTCTTAATCCATAGTTCATGTTTTGTTTTCCTTTTGTTTAGGATGTGTTCCCAGAACGTTCCAGGAACATTAATCCAATTTAATTATCTTCTAATTACAAATGTTACTACACATTCGCAAGCAGTTGAAGATCCACCATCACTTATCATTTCGATAGTTCCATTTTCTGCTACATCGTTTGCTGCAGTAGGTTCTGATGTATCTACATCACCAGCAGCAGATCCAGATTGAGTAACTGTAATTGCAGAGCCAGTCATAGCTGTTCCACCAATTTCCCATGTAAGAGCTGCGTTTGCAGATGATATTGCATTTTTAATGCTAGTTATAATTTTAATTACTTTACCTCCATCAGGTACAGGTACAAAAGTTGATCCTGACGCACTAATGTTAGTAATTTTAGATGTTAAAAAATAGTCGTTTAATGTTCTCATTTTATTCCTTTAATTGTTCCGATCCTAACCTATCTCAGATCTTCAATTGTTTGAAATGCTGCTAGGCGAGCAGATTAAAGGTTACTCGCCTAAACAGTTATATTATTATGAAGTAGTTAGATCCATTACTGAACCTGACGCTGCTTCATTTCTTGATTCAAGAGTTGCTTCTACTAAAAGCTGTCTCTTTTCAGAGTCGCCAGTTTTTGACAATTCATGCATAGTGAAGTCTCTTAAGAAAGCTACACCCCAGTAATCCATGTCTAAAATATAAGCATCTCTATCTCTAGAGAACCTATTTGGAACTACTTGTAATTGACCAAAATCAGAAGCATAGACATCTACAGAAGTATATAATGTAGCGTCTGCACCTGCATCAAATCTAGTACTGTTACCAGTGAAACCTGACAATTTTTGCTTATTGAAAGGTCCAACCATAATCATAGTTGGATTTCCACCAGAGTTCCATACTGATTTAATTGCTGATTTTAATTGAGACTCTGTGAAAGCTCTTTGAGTACCATTCGTGTGAGCTGCATTTCCTGCACCTGCACCAGAAGCACCATCTGAAGCTAAATCATCATTAGTTACTACCCAAGATCCAAGTGCACCTAGCTGTCTTGCAGCTGATGCTGAACCTGTTACTTCAAGATTGTTAGAAGTAAGAGTACTTTCCATGTCTCTTTTTAGCTCTTTAGCTTTTTTAGCAATTTGGTAAGCGATCTCAGATGCTCTACCAGCTTTGTCAACTGCTTCCTGCGTACCTGTGATTACAACTGTTTTGTCCATAATTTGACAAGAGTTAGATAATCTAGTTGTTGCAGTAACAGCATCCAAAGTTGCTTCATCCCCTTCGATGACAGCATTGTTAGTAACTGCTGATGCCAAAGAGTCTGTTTGCCATTCGTGTAAAACTGCAGTAGACCTAGTCTTTGCAGCTGAACTTAGGAATGGCGTATCTGTAGGTGAGATGTTATAAATAACATCAGAAAGATCTTCTCTTTCACCTATCGAATCATACGTATCAAACGTATTTGTTGGTTGTGCCATTGTTTATTTCCTTTGTTGAGATTTAAGATTAATCATGTCAAGTATTGCAGACTGAGCATCTTTAAGATGTCCAGACTTACGTAACTTGCCAATCTTATTTCTTATGCCTTCTCTACCAGAACTTGTATTTGATTTTGCAACACCAGCTTTAACGACTTTTGGAGCATTTGCTACTTTCTTTTGAACAATAGGTCTTTTATTTTTCAAATTTTGATAGCTCATAGCATCCTTTGCAACCATAAGAAATCTATGATCTGCAAGTGATCCTATTTCTTGATCATTAAAACCATAATTACGTAAAGAAGTACGCATATTATATTTAAACTGATCTGCTTTATTGGGATCGCTATACTCTGGTATTTTTGTTGCTGCTAACTCTTTCTGTGTTGCAAGGAATTCATCGTATTGTTGTGCTTGAGCTTCTCTAGCTCTAGACTTGACATCCTCTAGCTGCCTATTTTGTTGTCTTAACTGGTAGTCCAGTTTGGCTGCAGCTGTGGGGTCTTCATCGTAAAGCTTTTGAAGATCTTCACTTCCTTGGCGTTGTCTGACAGTAGCGTCAGCAGTTGCAATAAGTTCATTTAACTCTGATAGTCGAGTATCATAAGATTGACGCAAACTCGTCTTTTGAGCTTCAAGATCTCTCTTTTCTAACCCTAAAGTGTGAGTTTTTTGTCTATAATCTGAGTCTCTAGAATAACCTGCTTTCAGCTCATCGAGGGTAACTTCTAACTCTTGACCTTGTACTTTAATTCGGTGGAGTTCTGGTTCCTCTAATTCTGTTTGTGTTTCTTCTGTTACCTCAGTATTTTCAGTAGTCGCCTCAGGAGTTCCTTCAGACTTTGGTTGACTCTCTTGAGTTTCCTGTTTCTCAGTAGACTCTGATGGTTCTGCTTTAGATTCAGTTTCTTGTTTTTCCTGTTTAGGATTCAATAGTCCTGAAATCTTTTCAGCAGCACCTTGAACAGTTTGTTCTTGTGCCATAACGTTCCTTTCTTGTTGGTTGACGTATTTGAAGTTGCGTTAGCTTAACTTCGTTTATTTAATTGATCTAACTCTTGTTGAGTTAGTTTTCCACTTGCCATGATGCTTTGTAAATGACCTCTGATTTTGTCTACTAGATTGTAGGCTACCCAAAGGTATGTACGCTTGTCATTCTCAGTGAAACTTGTATTGAAGATTTCTTGTTTATATATTCCAAGAAGATCTTCGAATGCTGTTTTAAGTAAGGGGTCGTTTAAGAGCTGTTCGGCTCTCTTGCCTTCCCTGACTTGCTTTTCTTTGTTGTCCATCTATTTGTTGTTGAGTATTAAAGAATTGATCTTGTCCTTTTACTATTTCTTTCATTAGATTACCAGAAGATTTTAGATCTTCTTGTTCCATCATAGATCTACGTTTTAATTCTAGTTCATCAATTTTAGATCCATATTTAAGTTCAATTTCTTTTATCTTTAATTCAAAGTCTAAAAGATTTTGTCTCATTTGTGCTTCAATACGTTTAATTTCTGTTTCAGCTTTTAACTGTGCTCTTTGGTTTTCACCTTGAACCTGTGCTAAAGTAACTTTTTCAAACTCAGTAGGTGGTTTAGGTGGAAGTTGTGGCATTTGAGCTGCTCCTACGTCTGGATCCATAAAGAAAGGTTCTATACTATTTAGACCTGCATTTTCAACTAATTTCTTTAAAGAATTATATATATTTCTTAAATTAACCATAGGACCATGAACATTCTGTTGAAGGTTTATAGCCTGCATTTGTCTTTCTAATATAGCATTAATAAGAATTAATTGTTGTTCTTTTGATCCTGTACCCAATCCAACATGGACTGTAACATTAACTCTGTCTTTCCATTCGTAAGGTCTCATAGGTATATACTTACCTCTAATTCTTACGATCTTTTCTTTTTGTTGGTACTTACATACCAACTCGAATATTTTTAAAGCTAAATCTTTAACACCAGTTTCTGCAAATATTCTTGCAATTAACTCCATTCTCATTTGAGATTGAGTTAAAACCTGGTTCATACCAGTTGCTGTTTTATTATTTAATGAGTCAGCATTTAAACCTTGTGAAGTTTTACTAACACCAGTTCTAGTTTCTTTAACAGAATCTAGATATGCTAACATACCACTTGCTTGTTCTGTAATTGGTTGTGCTTGAATAGGCATCATTACATTAGAAGGTGGTTGCTTAG